TTAATAATTTATTGGAAGGTTAGTCTTGTCAATAATGAGCTATCGTCTATTCAAGCTTACGTTAGAAATGCACCACTTTGATACCTTTGAAAAGGATCATATCGTTCAAAAGAAATACAAAGAATATTTAGAAGAACGCAAAAAAAAAGACGGGGAAAAGCTCCCCGTTTTAAAAGTCTCTGTCTAATTTTATTTAGTCTCTGTTTTGGTCTCTGTTTGTTAAATTAATTAACAATACCAATGGTTGTCCGTTGTATTTGAACCTGTAGACTACAACCCCAATTAAGTTAATGTTTACAACACTTCTACCTAAAATAGAAATCAAATAGTTGCCAAAAATCCATATAAATAAGCATTGTTTTATAAGTGATATATCAGATTGATTTATCATATAGTCTCTGTTTAGTCTCTGTTTTTATAGAAGTTCTGGGTGTAGCGTAGTCTGGTAACGCACTAGCTTTGGGAGCTAGGGATCCCAGGTTCAAATCCTGGCACCCAGACCAGATTAACCGCCAAGTGGGTTAGAAGCAGACGCTTTAATCTCGTCTATTTTAACCTTTAATAATTCAATTTGTTTCTCGTTTATTAATATTTTAGTATGGCCATGACCCGTTGCGCCTTCTATCTCATCTGATAATTTTGCAACTTTTTCTTCTAATACTGCAATCTGCGCAGAATAGTCAGTAGAAGATCTATTTTCTATTTCAGATAATCTAGTAGTCAGTTCTCCATACTTTGTAAAACCAGCTCCAATGGAACCAATTAAACCAATGATGACAACTATGTTAGTTAAGTTCTTTTTAATACTATCCATTTTTAAGTACCTCTATTTCTATTAATAGTTTTTCTTTTCTTTTATTGATGTCGTGTAAGATATTTTCTTTAATGTTTATTGGATCATTACTAATGTAATTAACCAAGGTTACATTGTTATAGATGTCTCTGTTATCAAACATCATAACTTGATTAAGATATATATCTTTACTCTTATAAAACGCCTGGTTGTTATAGACAGCCAGGTTAATAGAGCTATCACTTTGCATAGCATCTAGCTTTATAATACTTTTTACTTCTAAATTTTTAGCAGCATCTTTAACTACTGCATCTACCTTATCCATAGACGCTTCTAATTTACTTACTTTAGTATTAGTTTTATTAGTTTTAGTTTCTGCTTTAGCAGTTACCTTTTCTTCGGTTTCTGTTTTGTTTTCTTCGGCTTTACTTTCGCTGGTTTTTTCTTCCCGTACATTTGTACTCTCCTTTTCAGTTTCTTCTATAATAGTCATTGCTATTTTAGCTGGTTTTTCTTCTTCCTTTTCTTCCATCATCATTGTTGGTGGTGGTAAAAAAGAAGCTGTTTGGATCTCTGCTTTAGTTACTTTAGTTTCTGTCTTTTCTTCAAACTCTAATACAGCAGCTGTTATCTCTACGGCTTTTTCTTCTGGTGGTAATGCAGCAGCTGCAATTGTTTCTATTTTTTCAGTAAATATTTCTACAAATTCTTCAGTAAAAAATTGTTCTTCTTCTTGAAATAAAACTTGTTCTTCAAATGCTTGTAATGCTTGTTTAGTTTCTACTTGTAAAACAACATTATTATAAGTCATGGTTAATGATATGTTGTCTATGTTTGGCCCACCAAGAGTTGCTGGAGCATTTGCATCTATGGCAGAAATAGTAGTGTTACCTACGTTTGAACCAGTACCAGTATAGATAAGAGTATCAGTAAAATTAGCTCCGTTGATACCCGTTACATCTGTTCTAGTAGATTGCATGGTTGCAATAACATTACCAGAGCTATCTTTAATATTAAGATTTATAGTAAATTGATCCGCAGCTCCGCTGCCTCCCCAACAACCAGATACATTACATTCTCCGTTTTGCACCTCGGTTACTTGGTTTAAAGTAATACCATTATCCAACATATTCTGGGTAATAGTATTAGTTGTTAAATTAACATCTTGTGAAATAGATCCGCTATCGCCAAACTCTAAATCATAATTACTTGATACACCATTTAGCTCGCAGCAATCGTTGACTACCTGGGTATTACCGCTTGTTGTCCAGCCATTAGCATTACCCGTTTCAAAATTACCATTGGTTAATAAGTTACCAGTTGTAATTTCTTCAGCTTTTAAACCAACTGAATTGGCAAACCAGGATAATAGCAACCAAAGTAAAGCTGCCAATATAATATAAAATTTCATTATCTAACTATGTTAGGTTTAATCTTTTCTATTTTAATTTTATTTTTTTGATCTTTTATTTTTTTTAATTCAAGTTTTAGATACTGTTCGTAAGTTGGCATCTTGCCATTATATTTTTCAAATAATATTTTAGTTGCCTCTGCACCAATCTTGCCTTCAATTGGACACGGAGTATTTGCAAACGCTGCACTCATTGCATGGAATATTTCTGGATTACCACACAAAACACTTATAGCTGCAACCTTCATCCCCATACCATGTAGAGCTTTAGATAGATTAATTGTTTGACATACGGGATCTATAAAATGTCTGCCAGCTGATACACCTATTGAGAAATTTTGTACCCCAGCAGATAAAGCTAATGCACAATTGTTCATTGAACCCAACGATGGCGCAGCAGATGTGTATGGAGCTGATCGAATATTAGATGTTGTGCTGTTTGTAGTTGTACTGGATGACGTAGATCCGCTTTCGTAAGTTGTGGATCCTCCAGTATAGTTACCTTCAATAGCTGTGTTAGATCCAGATGTATTTGTTTGATTACCAACAGCGAATGCAGCTGTACCTAAAATTATAATAAGCCAAAGAATACCTAAAAAAGTATAAGCAACTCCCTTAACCCACTTCATTTTTTTTTCTTACATTTGCATCGAGGAGTAAATAACCACGCAGTAAAGTTGTCTATTGCTCCTAGAAATTTTATTATATATTTGTCAATCATTTGTTCATTAAGCGATCCATGTGTGCATAGATCCTTCCCATTTGTTTATCTATATTCATTAATTCTTGTTGCAGCATTCCAACTAATGTTTGAAGCTCAACTAAAGTTATTAGTACCCAGGTAGATAACCCCATAAGGATTGTACCCAGTAAAGGAACCATCCATTTATGTTGTTTCATCTGCCACCACCCTTGTATCTTGTAAGTTTCTTCTGTCTTTTTTCTGATTTATTTAAAGATTTTTTATGAACGCCTGGCCGCTTCTTTGGTTTATCCCTTGGTACAAAATGGGTAAACTTAATACGAGCCATTACTTTTTCTTTCGGTTCATCAACTTGTCAGAAACTCTGGATCCAAAACTTGCTGTAAAGACGATGATTACGAGATACCATACGCTATCTGGTAGATCATTTATGATTGCTACCCATTCTCTAAAGTTTTCTCTAGTACCTGGAAACCAACCAGTAGTTAGCATTCCAATTAGCCAAAGCATCAATATCTCATCCTTGTATGATTGATCCTGGCTTTTGATCCTAGTTATATCTACATCTTTAGCTGCTTCTATTTCAGCAGCTCTAATTACTTTTTGTTTTTCAGCCTTGTGTTTAAAATGTTCTGTTGCTTTATTAAACACCATTTTAGTTAATGGGTTTTTTATTATGTTTAAAAATTGTATCATGCGCAGCTCCTAACTAGCTCCGCCAGGCTTTCACATCTTGACGTAGTTTGCTTATGCCAATTACTGTCAATCATTTCATCCGCACTTTTATTGTAATCTCCAGCTTCTAAACCTTCCCACATTTTTTTAAATTTCATAACTCTTGGTTTTCCAAGTTGGAAACACATTTCACAAATGACACCTTTAATAGTTTCTGGTACTTCTATTTCTTCCAAAAGTTCTTCAGCAGATGTAAGAGCAATCTGAAAGTCATTGTCAAAAACAGTTTCAAGCTGCTCTTTAGGATACGCCACACCTTCAACAAAGTCATCGGTAGGTAGAACCAAATGGCCATAGCCAATTGTAGCGAAACCCAGGCTATCGGAGTACACAGTATCCCTAAACCCTTCGTGTTCTTTAATTCGTTGTTTAACTTCTTCCATCCTTCATTTACTTTCTGGATCAAAATTAAGAATTTTGACACCTAATCTTTTTTGTTCGCCAGTTTTACTTCGGCTAATCTTCCAGCCATTCTTGCGATAGTTTTGTGTTTTAACATCATAAGCCGTGTACTCTCCCGTCTGTATGTTTAGAACTAATATGTCTATTGGCCCCGCACCAATGGGTGTAAAGACTATTAAGTTTGGATCCTTGGCAAACTTTGCAGCAGCTAATAGTTCATTAGATAAACCTTTAGCAGCAGTAGTTCTATTTCGTGAAGTAGTAGAAGATTGAGCCAAGCAAACCACCTATGAGTATTATTATAGTAGCAGCTCCTTTACCTCTATTCATGTCAGCTTTTAATGATTTAATATCTACTCGCATTTCATCGATTGCTTTGAACAAAGTTTTCATTCGTTCTGCGCAAACCTTTTCATGGTA